TTATGCCACGTCGATCCACTCGGCGCCCCGGCTGTCACGGTAGAGCGCGGTCATCGCTGCCGACTTGTGGCCGAGCAGCAATTGCGGATCTCGGCCCTCAGCTGCGTGCAGGCGTGCAGCCAGCGAACGCATCTCGTGGAAGGTCGGCGGGCTCGCTCCGAACTCTATGCCGGTGCGGTCCCGCGCTGCTGCAAATGCGCTGGTCAACGTGTCCAGCATGATCGGCATTCCAGGCGTCGCGCGGCTCACGGTGCGGCTGTGATGCACGAGATGCTTGGACACTACCGCATCTCGGCAGGCTTTAACCACCTCGCCCAACTCAAGGCCCAGCGATTCCAGACGCAGCTTCGTGCTGATTCGCAGGCGTGCGCCGGTCTTCGCCTGGATGATGTGCAGATGGTCGTCGTACACGTCCTTGAACAGCATCGCCGCGATATCGTCACGCCGCTGGCCGGTCAGTACCGCAAGCTCCATCGCTCGTTTCAACCAAGGCTGCTTGGCCTCGGCGTAGATCGCCTTCCATAGCTCCAGGGTCAGCCTTTCGCGCTTGACCTTCACCTTCGCGGCCCGCGTCACTTCGACCGGGTTGTCCTTCCGCCATCCAGCCGCTATCGCCTCGCGCATCAGGTCGCTCAGCAGTGACCGCATGGCCTTAGCCATCTGCGCCTTGCCTTCATCCGTGAAGGTCCTCAGGTAGGCGGCAATCTCAAACGTCCCGATGCTTTCCGTGTCAAGGTGCCCAAGCGCCTCACTCAACCGATTGAGCCTCATGCGCACCGTTTCCTTGCTGCGGTCAGATACATCTCGCTCTGCGTAGAGCTTGCGGTACTCGTCGATCCATTCCGAGAACCTGCGGGCCGGCGCGGCTGCTATACGCTCAACCAGGTCCGGCTGCATCTTGGCGCCGGCATGGTTGGCGTGCACAGCTTCACGCACGGCCTGCGCCTTGTCTGAGCCAAGCCCGTACCACTTTCCTGACAGCGGGTCACGGTAGCTGTAATAGGTGACGCCGTTCCTGTTATCCGTCTTGCGGTACAGGTTCGGCGGCAGGTCTTTCGAGCCAGTCTTACGCGGCCTTGGCGCCATGTCGATCCCTCGCGATGCGCCCGGCTAACCTGCCAGGCTCGATGTACTGTGCGTCTGGCTCAACATAATAGCTGCGCCCGTGCTTCACCGGGGCGGGGAAGATCTTCGCTTCCCGAGCCCAGCGCCGCAGCGTGTTGAGCGTCGGCACCGGATCGAAGTTCGCTTCCGCCCACTTCTCAAGGCTTAGTTTCATCTCTCACTCCCTCCACTTCGCGCCGGCCGCTTCGATGGCGTCGATCGCCTCGCCGCGCATGTCGTTCCAGCCGCCCTCATAGCTCGCGTATGGCGGCGCCTTCATCGGCTTCGGCATCTGCACAACCATCTCCGCCCTCGACGCCCGCCACACATTCCGCATCTGGTCCTTCACGTCCTCGAAGCATTCGCGCCAGAGCTGCTGCTGCCACCAAACCTCGAACTCGGCATCGGTCTTGTCTGTCATCTCTATCTCCTCCCGCATTGGGGCTAGGCGTTGGCGTCCTGAATGTCTTCTTCCGTAAGCACGTATTCGGTCACGTCTGTTATCCGGTAGAAGGTTGGGTGGCAGTTGCGATTCACCCAGTCGCTCAGCATCGCTTCAAGCTCTGCCTTCGCCTCGGCCGTAACGCATGGGAAGTCCTCGGCGTGCTCGCCGAAGTTGTCATAAGCGCGTTGCCGATGGCGGGATAGTCGGGACTGTCTCTAGCCTAGACACCGGCCCCCGCAGCCTGGGTTCGCTGGATATCAACCTCGGCGGCGACGTGTTCCAGGTGTTCGCTGACGCTGGTCAAGCAGATGGCATCCGCCTGGCCGCCAAGAAGTTCGGCCGCACGCATAAGTAGTGGTATTGTATGGTTTGCGGCTAGGGTAGCTCCCGAAAAGCCGGCCCCTAACCGGCCTGCCGCAACCACTAAGTTAGGGCTCATACATTAGGAGTATGGAAATGAATGCTGATCTGTTAGAAGGGGATTCTCGATTCATCGGAAAAATTCAGTGCTCTGTAGATATGCCTGATCAATCCGAAGTGGATGAAGGGAGAAGCCCATATATCGTCATCAATGCCGATGATCTGTTATTGGAGGCATTCAAAGTAGCAGCTGAAGAGAGCGAAATTAAGTTTGGTGCATTCTTTCAGGTTGATCTGTTAAAGCTATTTGATTCTTGCCTTCAGGAAGACAGCAGGTATGGAAGTGATTTTGTAGCGGAACAGGCGGACATATTGGCCGAATGGCTTGAGATATTCGCAAAAAATCTACGAGACAAATATAGATTATGAGTCATCTGCGGTAGTTACTTCTATATGCCATAAATAGCCCGCCTAGTGCGGGCTTCGTCGTTTCTGGAGCCTGAGAAATGCCACAACCTCAAATCATGCTCGGCGGCGTGCCGATCGTGCTGCACGCTGGCGCGCCGGTTTTGAGCGAAGAGCCTATCGGCGGTGAAACGTCGATGCGGATGAGCGACGGCGCGCTGGTATCAATGACCCACTGGGAGCGGATGTCCGGGACGATCAGCGGGAATGGCTGGATGCCGCCAGGGCTTCACGGCTTGGACTACAGCCAGCCGCTGGAGCTGCGGTCGACGAAGGTGCAGAGCGTGACGGGCACAGGCCTGACACACGCGCTGCGCGGAACACCTCGGCCGGATGTTGCGCCGTGGGCACAGGCGCTGGTCGGTGACGACTGGATCAACACGGTCTGCAGCGTCACCGACGGCGTCGCTACCGTTACGGCGGTCGTCGGCGCAACGCTTTACCGCGTCTGCTGGATGCCGATCTACAGCGTCAAGGCTCGCCGGCCGTCCGAGACGCAGGATTCAGGAACTGCCAGCCATAGCTGGTCCATCACCTGGGAAGAAACCTAATGCTCAACGCCTCGCCACTCAACGCCGTGCCGCTGAATGGCGTAGCTGGAACAGCTGAACCCGAATACATCGTCCGCGGCCAGTCGTTCGTGTGGGCTCTGCGCGTGCTGGTTAGCGGCGTGAACCTCACGGCTAAGCTGACTGGCACGGTCACCGTCGACAGGGAAGAGGGCGCGGCAGGCATTGCCAGCTTCGATCTCTACATTGCCCCGGGCGTAGTCGTTGTGCCTCCGGACTGGAAAGGTCGGCCGGTATCAATCGACTACATCAGCACGAGGCAGGGCGCCACGACCGAGGCCCGCCGCTACACGGGCCAGATCAGCATCGCAAACTGGAACCCGGTCAGCCGGCTACTGAGCTGCGAATGCTCGGATCAGCTGCAGCAGCGGGTCGAGGGCATGACCGTATCGGCCATTGACGCGCTGGTCGGCGGCTACTGGTCGGCGGATGTGTTCGAGCCGGTAGAAGGGCGCAGCCATTGGGACTATGCCCTTGAGCGACTGAGCACCCGGCCGGTGAGCCTGGACAGTTCGCCGGCTGGTGAGCTGCGTGTGACGAGCTGGTACGCCGTTTCGCCGCACTTCATCTACGGGCCTGGCACCACGCTATATCAGACCGTTGAGCTGCAGCAGTCGGATCTGGACGAGTCGACCAATCGCGTCGAGATCGAATTCAGTTATCGCTACAGCCGTCTATGGCAGCTGAACGAGCGCTATATCTGGAGGCATCCCGGCACGCTTGGTCTCGATGACCTTGCGGGCTTCTGCCAGTGGCGCACTGATCCGACCGAGTTGCCACAGATCGGCATGGTTGAGGACGCGGCATCGGGCAACGGGCAGACGGTGCTGAACCCGGACTATTACCTGCTGCCGCTGACGCTGGCCGACCCATGCGGTACCGGTGTCGGCTGGACCAACATCTACGACGACCTGCTGCTCGGCGTGGACTGGACCGGCGCGCGGCGCTGGGTGCAGACGGTGACCGAGACGTACAGCCTCACCCTGGCCACCGCCGCGGGCGAGGTCGACGCGACCAAGATCGTTCAGCGCTCATCGGCAACGGTGAATGTTGAGAGTGACCAAGCCGAAGCCTGGACAGACGGACCTATCAGCGGAAGTGGTGGGGTGTTCGACCTCGCCAATGATGTCAGGCGAAACGCGGCTATGACTGCGGCGCTGCGCATGGGGCAGGTCGAGATCATCAGCGCGCATCGCGAGGCCACTGTGTCGTGGCAGGTGCCGACCAGCCTTGCGATTGGCGTTGACCTGGTGCACACGCTGCAGGTCACTGACCAAGGCGTGAATGCCAGCGGCAAATGCCGGCGTATCGTCGACAGCTTCGATCTCGGCTCGGGCACGGCGCTGACCACGATCAGCATTGCGATCATGCGCGGCGGCGGCGTCAGTGACCCGCTCACGCTGCCGGGTCGGCTCGGTTTAGGCCAGGGTAGCGAAGGTGGCGGCAGTGTGCCGGCAAACGAGCTGGCTACCCAGCTTGGCGGTCGCACTGGTCTGCCTGCATATGACGAAAACCTGGACGGCTTTTCCGGCAACTACAGCCAGAACAACCCGAACGCCGAGCAGTTTCCGCGCCGACTGATTGCGCCCGCTGCTGAAATACCTGCCGAGCAACGTGACGAAGAACTGCTGGATGCTTCGGTGCTCTACCGCGTCGGCATCCCTAACGACCTTCTGGAGCTCTGATGGCCTACATCAACAACTACCTGGAGCCAATCGAACTGGCTCAGGGAGCGACCTCGGCTGCGCTGAATCTTCCGGATGGCAGCTACCGCCTGACGCTCTCCGATGCTGCGCGCTCCCGCTGGGAAATCGTCGACGCCGTAGTGACAGCCGGAAGCGCCGAGCTGGTGCGAGCGCGCGAAGGAACGACCGACCAGGCATGGCCAGGCGGCAGCGTCATTTACTGCGCCGTCACCGCGGGCCAGCTCAACGCCCTCGTTGCGCAGATAGCCGACCTGCAGGAAAGGGTGGAAGCGCTTGAGGGCGGATCTACGCCGACCAACGCCCTGACGGACGAAGGCGGAAGCCCCCTGACTGATGAAGCCGGCCAAATCCTTACGAGTGGAGAGTGACCCATGACGCAACACCTTTTTACCGGGGAGGGCGCTCCAACCTCGGCGCTTCTTGCTGAAACCGGATCGCATTACACCGACAACATTTCAGGCGACCATTATCTAGCCCAAGCGGTGCGCGCAGAGGTTGGCGGGCCAATTACCGAAACCTTCTGGTCGCGCATGGAAAAAGCCACGGATGAAGGTGGCGCCTATGTCGAGGGCGCTGCAATCATCAACGTATACCCGCAAGGTCGGTCTAGGCCTATCGCCTATACGGTATGGGAGCCAATCGACACCCCGCATCTTGTACTCCCGAACCTGGCCAGTTACCCGGATGCCGAGCAGATCACCGCTGTGGACTACCTGCTCACGGTATCCACACCGGCAAACGGCCTGATCATCGAAAACGTCGCGTCGGCCATCCTGTGCAGCGAGACGCTGACCGAGATCGTTGAGACCCCTGGAAGCTACACCATGAGCTTGCCTACAGAAAGCGTGATGCTGCAATTGCGCCGGCTGGATGCAGGGCCATGGGTTCTGATGGTGCATAGCCTGCCAGGATCAGTGGTGATCTGATGGATATCGAGCCGTACCTTCAAATTCGTGTGCCGAGGTGAATGATGGCCAGCCTACAGGAACAGCGTCGGGCGATTGCTGAAGGCATGGCCCGCAGCCGCGCCGCTACCGGTGAGGCTCAACGGGAAGCCGCTGGTGACGCCATGATCGAGCAGCGCACAGGCCGCTCGGTCGTGAAGGACATCAACCGCCTGACTCGGTCGCGTCCACAGCGCAAGCCGCTGCCAAGTATCGAGCCGGTCGGCGCCGTACCGGCTTCACGCGGTCGCGGTGACTACAAGGCGCCGCCGCCATCTGCAGCGGACGGCATTGCCAGCCCACTGACCGAGACGGCGAGCAGCCGCGAGTACTACGCCGCCGTCAATCGTCCATCCACCGACGGACTGGTGTTCTTCAGCGTGCGCGCCGTACAGCGTGTGCACATGACCGACGCCAACGATGCCGAAGTGGTGCTGGAGTTCCAGAATGTCACTAGCTGACCTGCCACTGAATGACCAGATCGTCGAGTTCGGCTTCGGCTGGCACGGCCGGCATGTAGTGCCGCTCACTGGCGCCCCATATATCGAGCTGCCCAGCGGGCGACAGATCACAGCGGCCGGCATCGGCAACGGGGCGCACCCGTCCACCTTCCTGGTGGATAACGGAATGCCTGCTGTCACCACTGTGCTGGATGATCCGGAGGCCGCCCTGTGGAACGTGGCCATCATCAATGGGAGCGGGACAGACAATTACTTCAGGCACTGGACCAGGACCGATCCGGCCATCAGGGAGGTTCGGGTTGGTGATGAGTTTAGGGTAGTCAATCCGTCGATCAGCAACTTCGGCTCGTATGTGCTGGTCCGTGCCGGCCTGCAGACCGGAATTGCTGACCAACAGGTTCCTCTTTCTGCGCTCGGCAATGTGCCAAGCGATTTTAATAGCTCTCAAGTTGTCGACGTCAGCCCAGACGGGCGGCGCTGGATCTTCGCGCTCAGCCGGATTTCCAACCAGACATCGCCGTATCAGATCGCGATCGAGGATGTGACCTACAGCGGGCCGCTGGCGCTGATCGAGCTAGAGTTCAACGCCGGCCTGACCGCAATGACCTACCGCGTGTTGGCCACCTATGAACAGTGCTCGGGCATCGTGATCAGCAGCCAGAACGGCGCTGACCTCGAGCAGAGGGTGCATGTGCTGCGCATCGGCAGTACGGGTATCGTCGGAGAGAGCGACTATGCCTGGACGCCAAGCTGGACGCTGGAAGGATCGGGTGAGCCGGAGTCCTGCAGTACCAGCTCGGCAGACCCATGCTCGGATGCGTTTCGCTACTCGACCGGCACATCCGTCGGCACGTCGCGTGTCGAGACCGTAACCGGCGCCTGGTACGACGCGGCCGGCGTCGCACAGCTGGTCACTCTGCGCGTAGATGCTGAGACGTCCCTGGCCAAGGGCAGTCCAGCTGCAGGACCGGGTGGCCGGTACTATTGGGATACCTACACCATCACCCGCAAGGTGATTGGCTACGCCTCCTATGCTGGCGGGGCGTTCGAGGAGTATTTCAACCTGCTGTGGACCGATCAGCAGACGGCGACCGCTCGGATATTCAACATGACGCTCGGCGGTGCTCCGACCTTCAGCTTCAGCGGCTCGCACGCTGTTCCGACGACGCACCAGACCGGCACCCAGGTGCGGCAGGATGCGCCGTCGGTCAACCGCGTGTTCGCGGCCGGCTTTGCCTCGACCTTCAACGTCACCGTCAACCTGGCGCATGAGTTCTCTAACAAGGTGCGCGGCGCGATCGTGCGGGCTGAGAAGCCGGACTTCTGCGAGTACACCGCCAGCGCCTGCATAACCCCGGCCGGTGTCGATGCTGGGTACCACACAACTGGCAACCTCTACCCGGGCGACCGCAACGACCGGGCAAACTTCGATCTCTCGCTGTGGCGCTACCACACCAACTTCCAGGCCGGCAGCTACAATCCGGTGACCGGGCAGGTGGTGCGCAGTCTGGTTGGCGGCGAGCGCTACACCTGGGTCTGACCCAACACAACGACGCACAGCCCGCCACGCGCGGGCTTTCTTTTGCCCGGAGCAACCATGCAGCCAGCAAAACTCGATCTGCACATCGTGCAGGGCTCGACCCTGCGCGACACCCTGCGGCTGATGCAGCCGCGCTACGAATACCGGCCCATCACCGCCCTCGGCGGGTCGCCGCTGCGCCTCACAGTTGACCACGGCTTGCCGGGCAACTGGCTGGCCTGGGTCGATGGCGTCAATGGCATGCAGGGAGTGAACCGCTCCACCCGCGAGCGCCCGCACCGCGTCACGGTCGTGGACGCCTCCACGCTGGAGATCAACGCGCTCTCGGCGTTTGGCCTCAACCCCAGCGGGGGGCAGCTGATCTACAAACCGCCGGTAGACCTGACTGGCGCAACCGCCCGCATGCAGATTCGCGAGCAGGTCGGCGGCGCTGTGCTGCTCGAGCTGACTACGGAGAACGGCGGCCTGACCATCTCAGGCCCGGGCACGATCACCCGCACCATGAGCGCCACCCAAACCGCCGCGCTGGCGTGGACCGAGGCCGTCTATGACCTCGAAGTCCAGTACCCCGACGGCACCGTTCAACGCTACCTGCAGGGAGCCGTCACCGTCAGTCGAGAGGTGACCGTATGAGCACGGTCGCGATCTGCGGTGACCCCGAGGTGCTGGTCATCGAGGCTGGCAGCGAATATGCCGTGGCGCTCGAGCCGGACGCCGAGACGGTCGTCGTCATGGCCGGCGAGCAGGGGCCGCCCGGCCCACCTGGCAAAGACGCGCCAGGCGCTGGTGACGCACCGCTGATCAGCGAAGACCCGGACAACCGCCTCACCCAGGGCAGCGATAACGGCTTGTTTGTGCGCGACGACCTGATCCCTGACCCGCTTGCTTATTACATCCTCGCAAAAGGCTGAATCCATGACTCTCGAAACCAAAATCATCGCTGTCGTTCAAGCCATCGGCGCAGATATCAAAGACTTGCGCACCAAGCAGGGCGACCTCACGGCGCTCAGCACTACGGCAAAGGGCAACTTGGTCGCAGCAATCAATGAGCTGTACGGCCTGCTTGGTTCATCTGGTGCAGTGATCGACGACAACGCTGGAAACGGGGCAACGTCCGTCACCTGGTCGGCGGACAAGATCTTCGACACGATCGAGGCGGCAAAAACAACTGTAAAGGCCGAACTGACCGACGGCGCCTCGACCGCGCTCGACACCTTGGCCGAGCTTGCCGCCGCACTGGGCAACGACCCGAACTACGCCGCCACCATAGCAACCGAGCTGGGCAACCGCGTGCGCTACGACGCGCCGCAGACACTGACCACGGCGCAGCAGCTCCAAGCCTGCACCAACATCGGCGTCGGCAACCCCGAGCACGATTTCGTTACGGACTACACCACAGCCAAGGCGTAAACCATGAGCCTACAGACCCGCATCACTGCACTTGTGCAGGCAATCGGCGCGGACATCAAGGCGCTGTATTCTGGCAAGGTTGGCACATCAGATCCCCGCTTGACCGACGCCCGCGAGTGGACGGCCTCAACGGTCACGCAGCCTGAAGCCGAAGCCGGTATCGCTACAACCCGCCGCGCCTGGACCGCTCAGCGCGTGTTCCAGGCCATCGCTGCATGGTGGGCTGCCAGCGCGATGAAGACGAAGCTGGATGGCATCGCTTCCGGTGCAACGGCGAATGCCACGGATGCCCAGCTGCGGGACCGGGCCACCCACACCGGCACGCAAGCGATAAGCACCGTGTCCGGCCTGCAAACGGCGCTCGACGGCAAGATCAGCACGACAGAACGCGGCGTTTCAGGTGGCATCCCGACCCTCGACGCGTTCGCCCGCATACCGGCTAGCCAGCTGCCGAGCTACGTCGATGACGTACTGGAGTTCCCGACACTCGCGAACTTCCCAGCGGTAGGTGAGGGCGGGAAAATCTACATCGCCGTCAACCAGGGTACTCAGGCGAACCCGACGCGACAGTACCGCTGGACCGGTTCAGTGTACGCGGAGATCAACCCATCGCCGGGCACGACCGACGCCCTGGCGGAAGGCTCGACGAACCTGTATTTCAGTGAGCACCGGGTGCGGAACACGCTGCTGACCGGGCTGAGTATGACTGTTGCAGCGGCGATCACGGCGGCGGATACGGTGCTGTCGGCGCTGGGGAAGCTGCAGGCCCAGCTCGGGCAGAAAGCAAACCTCGCCAGCCCTGAACTGACGGGTAACCCCACGGCCCCTACACCGGCCGCCGAAGATAACGACACGTCGATTGCTACTACGGCGCATGTGAAGGCGGCGATGGCGTTGTTTGGTGTTGGTACTTTGTCTGCGTCAGTATTGGAGTCAGCCGAGTCGTGGATGGGGCAACGACTGAAGGGTTGGAACAGTGATGCGGTTGGAGGTCCCGGCACAAGCGCAACGGCTATGGGATTCGATTTCGGTTATGCAGCGAATCGCCGATTCCAGCTAGCTATCAACGCTGCCAATGAGATGAGGTTTCGATACACGACCGATCCGACCGTTGCCAGCAGTTGGCGCACCGTATGGAATGATGGCAACTTCAACCCCGCCACCAAGCAGGACAAGTCCGCCCTAGTCACTACTGCTACCAGTCGCACGCTGGCCCTGACTGACGCCTGGAACTACGTGCGACCTGCTACTACGGGCTCTATCACGCTGACGGTGCCGACAAACGCATCCGTGGCGTTTGATATCGGCACCGAAATCACCGTCCGCGCGCTGGGCAACGTTACCCTGGCGGCGGCCAGTGGCGTCACGCTGAACGCTCCGTCTGGCGGCACGCTCAGCATGACAGCGCGCATGACCGTGACGCTCAAGAAGGTCGCCACGGACCAATGGGACGTGATCGGCCAAACGGTGGCAGCATGATGCCCGGTGTGGTGGCGGGTTTTTCTGCCAAGCCTGCAGGCGTGAGCTTAGTTTCAGCCAGCATATCCGCTGATGAAACGGGGTTTATAAAGGGAAGCTACGGCAGCATCAATCCAGCGTTCGCCAATGTGAATCCATCGGTCGCTCCTGCTGATGAAACCGCAGGGGAGATTCTCGCGATTACATGGGGTGCTGCGCTGGCGAGCGATCCATCGGGATACCCTGCGAAAGTCACGCTTGAGATCAATGGCAGCTACGCCTCTGCGGCAGCATTGCCATTCTCAAGCCTTACAATTGATGGCTCTGTGGTGCTGAGTAAATCCTCGTTCACCTCATTCCAATCGTTCGGCGCTAGCTGCGCGATCGTCTGGAATCGAACGACGAACCCAATACCTGCAGGCAGCCACTCGCTGGTATTCGCCTAACAGCCCCGCCAGTCGGGGCTTTTTCTGCCTGGAAGAAAATCATGCACACATCACAGAAGGGGCTTGACCTGATCAAGTCCTTCGAGGGGCTGCGCCTGTCTGCCTATAAGGACGTGGTAGGCGTGGTCACCATCGGCTACGGCACCACGGCCGGCGTGAAGATGGGAGACACGATCACGAAGGAGCGAGCCGAGGAGCTGCTACGCGAGGACGTGAAGCGGTTCGATGGCTACGTCGATCGGCTGGTCAAGGTGCCGCTGACTCAGGGCCAATACGACGCCTTGGTCTCCTTCGTTTATAACCTCGGCCCGGGCGCGCTGGAGAAGTCCACGCTGCTCGACCAGCTCAACCGGGGCGACTATGACAGCGCCGCGGAGCAGTTCGGGCGCTGGGTGAAGGCCGGAGGCAAGACGCTGCCTGGTCTGGTCCGCCGCCGCGCTGCAGAGCGTGCGCTGTTCGAGGGCAAGCCATGACTGCCTGGCTGAAGCTGGTCCCGACTTGGTCCTACTTGGTCCTTGCCTTGGTCCTTGTGGTCGGCGTGCAGCAGGTGAGGGTGATGTCGGCGCAGTCTGACGCCGCGCAGGCGAGGACCGATCTGGCCTCCTACCGCACCGAAGTCAGCGAGCGCGACCGCCGCGCTGCGCTGTTCGTTATTCAGGAAAACCAGCGGCGCCAGGCCGCGACGGAGAAAGCAGATGCAGAGGCACAGGAACAACTGGCTGCAGCGCGTACTGATGCTGAGCGCGCTGGCAATGCTCTTGAGCGCCTGCAGCAGCGCCTCGCAGCATCTGAGCAGCGCAGTCGTGACGCCGGCAATGCCATCACTGCCCAGCTCAGCCAGGCAGCCGAAGACGCCGCCCGAGTGCGAGCCGACGTGCTCGGCAGGGTTGGAGAGGCTGCTCAACTCTATGCTGAAGTCGCCGACGAACGAGGAATAGCCGGGTCTGCGTGCGAGAAAGCGTATGACGCTGTGAGGGGGAATTAGAGTTGCCCGGACGGGCTGAGATAGGGGAAATTCCTTCACCAAAACGCAAACGTAAGTGTTTGATTCTGTTGGCGCGAGAGATTGCGCAAAATAGCTGGTTTTTGAGCGTTGAAAATTGCCGAAAGCCGCACGGCACTAGGCGTTGAGCCTGATCCGTGCGGCGTCCCAGGCTTTGATTCCGTATAGGCGCAACCGCTGATCAGCTTCGGACATAGGGCAACTCTCCAAGACTCCTGCAATACTGGACGGCGGATTATGCCACGCCTCGTCTGCCGATGGAGGCGGAGCGTGGCGTTGTTGCCCGCATCGTCCTTGGGGCGGCGTCTGGGTGTTCGTAGCTCAGTCTCGTCCCGTTGCGCCCAGGGCATGCTGGATCGCCTGCACATCCTGAGGCCGCACCACACGCCCCAGCTCCTGGCCTCTGTCCAACAGAATCAGCGTAGGCCACAACTTGACCCGGAATGAGCGTCCGAGCGGTCGGCCCGGGCCGTCTTCTATCTTCAGATGGCGGATGCCCGAGCGGTCGGTCAGCGCCTTGCCAATCAGCAGCTGGGCGGCGCGGCAGTGGCCACACCAGGCGGTGCCGAATTCCAGCAGCACGGGGCCTTCCAGCGCGTCCACCTCGGCGCGGCTCGGTTCAATGTTCGCGTAGTGTTCGGTCATTTCCAC